TTCATCTTATAATATCAATATCATCTGCATTAGAATTCCATGTCTCTAATTGAGTCCTAAGTCTTCCGTCAGATTTTAGTGATGCGTATCTCCTTGATGCTTTATTTTTCCACCAATTGACTACACTTTCAAAACTATATCTATCATAGTTTTCTTTTTTAACAAGTGTGTCTGTTTCAAGATTTAAGTATTCTTTTACATTTGCATATCCGTAGTCGGACATAAATTGTCTTTTTCTTTCTGTTAATCCTTTTGCTTTTAAAATTGTTTGTTCAAACTTTTCATATTCTTTTATGTCATGTTTTTTCAAAGAGTTTTTAATGATACCAACCATTTTAGTTTGTGACTTTAACTTACGAGAAGACGCATCTTTATGAACTAAAGGTTCTCCATTATTTTTTTCAATAAACCAATCATTTAATTTAAGATAATTTTCATCGTTGATAAGTGGTAAAAAATCTGACTCTGTTAATCCTTTAAATCTTAGAAAAGGTTTCATACCGTCATACATAGATACTGTTTTACTTGAACCATATAAAGATGTAGTCTCGAACATACAGAAAGGCCCACCATATTTTTTATCTAATAAATCTTTTGTTAAATGAGAACAACAAATAGCTGCAAGTAGTTTACCACCTATATAATTAAAACCAAAGGGTTGTGTTGGAACAATCGCAAAACCCATAATAACTGAGTCGTTAAATCTTTTCATTACATCTGCATTTTGAGTGTCTAATGGTTTACCTAAAAAATCGTTTCTAGGTTTTGAATTAATTGTAGGTGAACCAAATCTTATCATACCCACAATTTTATTAGTATTTTTTTCCTTAACAAAAAGTTTTACTCCTTTGCCTGGCACACTTTTTGATATTGGTGCAGATGTAGTAATTTCTAATAAATCATTAAAATAATCCGTTGGTGCATCTTGTACTACAATATCCATATCTTCTGGGTGCATATCAAAGTCAGTAAACATATCGTCTTCTGGGCCCATGCCTGGTAGTGCAGTAGGAAATTTAGACATTCTTTCTAATTTTACTCTACGCATATAATCTTCAATACCTTTAAATCCATTGAAATATTCATGGAATACATTTGATGCATGTATAGAGTCTTGTTTATTTAATATCATATATAATATCTAGGATTTTCCTAGTGTGTGTATTATACCTATCAAAACAACTATTGTCAACCACTAAAAACATATAAATAGAAGTATGCCTATTAATACTACAAACATTACTACGCAAGTTGAAGACCAAGAACTAACGTCTAATCTGAATTACTTGCAACCTACGGGATTTAAAGTTCTAATAGACCGTGCAAAGTATCCTAACTTAGAATACTTTTGTCAATCAGTAGAACACCCAAGTGTCAGTGCAAACGCAGTTGACCTACCAGTAAGAAGAGTAACCGCAGTCCCATTGCCTGGCGACAAGATTACTCATGGAGAAATAGGATTTACTATAATACTAGATGAAGAAATGACTGCATACAATGAAATGCATAATTGGTTGCAAAGACTTGTAAACGAAGGACAAGTAGGGCCTAGTGGAAGAGATACTAAGTTTCCTACTTTTGCAGACATAACTCTAATGATATTATCTAGTCATAATAACACAACGCAAAAAATTAGATATAGAGATTGTCTACCCGTATCATTGGGTGGTATAAACTTTACCACTACTACTGGTAATGTAACTTATCTTACCTTTACTGCGTCATTTAGGTTCTCAACATTTGAGATAGTAAAACAAACATGAAGATAATAAAAACAACAACACCTTTAGATACTATAGAATATGACGGAGACTATCCAGTAAACTTAGACCCAGTAGATGTCGTAGAAATATTCAACACACCTTTGGTGGGTTCTTACAACTGGGATTATACTGTGCAAGATAATCGTATTAAAAAACTATATGAGTTAGGTAAACAACTTAACTGGGACGTAGAGATTGATGTTGATTGGACTCCAGAAGTAATAGACATTTCAGAAGAAAGGTTTCAATGGGAAGACAGTCAATGGAACGGACACCCAGTATATAAGACTTGGGATAGAATGCGAAAGGAAGAATTTTTTAGAGATTTAAATAGTTGGTCTACCAGTCAGTTTCTACACGGAGAACAAGGTGCATTATTGGTTGCGAGTCAACTTGCATCATGTGCTCCAACTTTCAATGCGAAACTCTATGCGGCTTCTCAAACTTTTGATGAAGCACGTCACGTAGAATGTTTTAACAAATACATACAAACAAGATTACAAAAGAGTTGGCCTATAAGTCGTGCGTTGAAAGGATTATTAGATAAGATACTTACTGACTCAAGGTGGGATTTAAAATTTATTGGTATGCAAGTAGTAATAGAAGGACTTGCACTTGCAGCTTTTCAAACTGCAAAAGATACTACCGAAGACCCAGTATTCAAAGACATGTTAAATCTTATTATTAGAGATGAAGCACGTCATGTGACTTTTGGTATAAACTATCTTACTGACTTTGTACAGACACTATCCGAAGAAGAAAGAATGGACAGAGCAAAGTTTGCGTTAGAAGCATGTACAGTAAGTAGAAATAGATTAAGACCACATGCAGTTTGGGAAACTTATGGACTGGATATCAAAGAAACCGAAGAGTATTCTCAAAAAGAAATTGCAGAAAATGTATTTCAATCTTTATTGTTTAGTAGAATAATGCCCAACTTGAAAAAGATTGGATTACTACATGATGACCTTCTACCAGAATATGAGAAACTTGGTGTTCTTGGTTTTGCAGACGGAGATAGTGATTACGAATTAAGTTGGGACGAATTGAGTAAACCATTGAGGGAGATTGCATGAGAAGTATAATGGCACCGCAAATAGTTGATGTACTTATCAAACAGTGTGAGGCGGGTATTGAAAGACACAAAATGAATGTGCGAGTACTGACTGAGAAAAGAGTTGGTCTTGCAGAACATGGTGATTTGATAGTTACTATTGAAGAAGAACTAGATAAGATTGCACACTTTGAAGATAGACTTTCTGTACTAAAAAAACACTTTACATAATCTGTTGGATACTGTATAATATGCAGTTATGATTGACTTAGATACTATATTAGCAGAGTGGAAAGAAGACTCACAAATACCTAAAAATCAATTAGACGAAGCATCTCGTAAAACACCTGAGTTGCATCATAAGTATTTGTCTTATCTTTCTGCAATGAAACTCAGATTAAAAAGGTCAGAGTTTGAACAAAAGAATTTATTAAAAGATAAGTGGTTATACTACGAAGGTAAAATGTCGCAAGAAGACATTGAGTCTCGTGGTTGGAAACCTGACCCTTATGACGGTCTTGTTATCACAACAAAAGGTCAGAAAGAAAACTGGTATGATACTGACAAAGAGATACAAGACTCAGAACTTAAAATCCAATACCTTACGACATGTATAGATACATTAACAGAGATTGTTAACAATATCACATGGAGACATCAAACGATAAGTAATATGATTAAGTGGAGGCAGTTTGAAACTGGTATTTAATGCGTCCCGCAAATACTATTCAAGTAGGTCTAAAAGACCATTCCATGATGTTGGTAGACTGCGAAGGTCATCAACTCAAAGAACTATCTGAATACTTTTCCTTTTTTGTCCCTGGCCATAGATATATGCCTGCATTCAAACGCAGAGTATGGGACGGTAAAATTCGTTTATTTAATCAAATGACTCGTGAATTAAATGCGGGTCTATATCCACATTTAAAAAAGTTTGCATTGGATAGAATGTATCCCGTACAACTTGTAGACAATGACGAGTATGGACACCCCGAACTCCGAAATAAAGTTCAACATAAATCCCTTGTAAAATATCTTGACAGTTTAGATGCACCGTTTGAGATACGAGATTATCAGTACGATGCGATATCACATGGTATAGAGAACAAAAGATGTTTATTACTCTCCCCTACTGGAAGTGGTAAGTCGTTTATCATCTATAATCTATTACGTTGGTACTATGACAATCACGATAAGAACATGTTAATTATTGTTCCCACAACAAGTTTAGTAGAACAATTATATAAAGACTTTTATGAATATGGATTTGATGTAGAGAATGAAGTACACCGTATCTATTCTGGAAAGGATAAGATTACTGATAAAAGAATTATTATCTCTACATGGCAATCTATCTATCGTCTTAAGTTTGATTGGTTTGAACAATTCGGTGCGGTCTTTGGAGACGAAGTACATTTATTTAAGGCTAAGTCGTTGACGGGTGTAATGAATAAATGTAAGAATGCAGAATATCGTTTTGGTACTACGGGTACACTGGACGGTACAGAAACAAATAAATTAGTATTAGAAGGATTGTTTGGACTAACCCATAAAGTAATCGCAACCAAAGACTTACAAGTCCGTGGTACACTTGCGGGTCTTGATATTAATGTTATACTTCTTAGATACCACAATGACGTTTGTCATTTATTAAAAGGTAAGACTTATGCAGAAGAAGTAGATTATATTGTCCGACACGAAAAACGAAATAATTTTATTAAGAACTTAACATTAGATTTAAAAGGTAATACACTAGTATTGTTTCAATATGTAGAGAAACATGGTAAAGAGTTATTTGATATCATAAGAAAAGGTGCAGAGAAAGACCGAAAAGTGTTTTATGTATCTGGAGAAGTAGATGCAAAAGACCGTGAACAAATACGTGGTATTGTAGAGTCGCAGAAGAATGCAATCATTGTTGCATCGTTAGGTACATTTAGTACTGGGATAAATATTAAGAACTTACATAACATTGTATTTGCAAGTCCGAGTAAAAGTCAGATAAAAGTATTACAATCTATCGGACGTGGACTCAGACAATCAGATGACGGTAGTAATACTACACTCTATGATATCGCAGATGATTTACATGTAAAAGGACACAAGAACTTTACTTTGCGTCATTCTGGAGAAAGAATAAAGATATATGCAAAGGAACAGTTCCCGTATAAGATAATACCCGTTAATTTAAAATAGTATAAATAATAGTATGGATAAAAAAATAGGTGACGTAAGACACTTTAAACTTGCATCAGGAGACGAAGTTATATGCGAAGTTATTGAATGGAATGACCCATACAGTGATGATGCAACTCGTCAAGAAGAAATCGTAATCAGAAAGGCAGTAAAAATGGTTTATGCAAAATCAACTACTGGTTTTCCGTTTTATACGATGCGTCCGTTTATGGTGTATCAAGAAAGTCTTGCAAGTATTATGTCATTGAATTCTTATCATATTGTCAGTATGGCAAAACCACCCGAACATTTATTATTGCAATGGGAAGAAGCATTATTAGATATGAACGCAAACTATGAAGATAGAATGCGTAGTTGGAAAGATGCAGAGGCTGCTATGCGTGAAGGTAAGATACAAGAATATGTAGACGGATTAGTTGAAAAGACAAAAGAAGAAGTCGAAGAAGCTGCAGATAAATTAGGAAAGTTATTATTCTTCCCTATGCATGACCCAGATAAAGATAAATTACACTAGGTATTCAGCGGGGGGCGGAACTTAGCAGAGATTATATACGATGAAACAAGTTTTGTCAAGAACTAATTTAATTATTGACTAAATATGTTTTATCAAGTATAATACAGAACAATTAAAATATGGATATATTATGACACAAAAAATAAAACCACAAGATAAACCACACTACGTAAACAACAAAGAGTTTTCTCTTGCGGTTGTAGATTACTGTAATAGATTACAGAAAGCACAGAAACAGAAGTCAAAGAAAATCCCAGTGATTGATAATTACATTGCAGAGTGTTTTCTAAAAATCGCAGAAGGATTATCACACAAATCTAATTTTATTCGATATACTTATCGTGAAGAAATGGTTATGGACGCAGTAGAGAATTGTTTAAAAGCAATCAAGAACTATGATATTGAGACTGCAACTAGAACGGGAACACCTAATGCATTCGCATACTTTACGCAAATCGCTTGGTATGCATTCTTACGTAGAATAGATAAAGAAAAGAAACAACAAGATATCAAACTAAAATATATGGCAAACATTGAGTATGAAGATTTAGTTGATAACGAGAGTGGAACAGAACAATCAGATGAAGCTGGACAATTCCTAGTGGATACTCTTAGACAAAAGATAGATGATATTAAGAGTGTAGACCGTTATTGGAAAGATGTCGTGACCGAAGAGAAGAAGAAAAGAAAAAGACGTGCGGTCAATGTGGACTCGGATTTAAAGGATTTTTTATCAGATTAAGTCAAAAACTTAATTTGTATAAATAATACTGAATACTGAATACGCCGCCAAGGGGGGTGTATAGCTTAGGCTGAGTATTCAGACTTCGTTCATCTTATTTTATATAAGACGGAAGTAGGAAAACCTGAAAACCTCTTTCTATTCAGAAAGGAAAGCTAAGTACCGCAAGGGAACAGAGACCGACAGTTTTACCGAAGGAACGCTATGAGAAGGGTGTAGTCGTGAGACTATGTACGAAATCGATTAGAAAACTGGAGGGCGAACCTATGTATTACAGAGGTATCAAACAAACTCCCGAAAATGTTGCGAAAGAGAAAAAATCTCGTGTCGCAGGCATTTATCGTGGAATTAAACATGATGCAATCACTGTAAAATCATCTAACGCTGCTAAAAAAGCACAAGGTGGTATTTATCGTGGTGTAAAACATGTATAAAGTAAGACACCAAAAACTGGGTAAAGTCGATGCGTATATTGGAATTTTTATATTTTCGATTGCGTTGATTTTATTCTTGTCTTAAAAACAAGGGGGACTTCGTGTCCCCCTATGTTTTAAAATATCAATGATAGTAGTATAACACTACAAAGACATAATGAAGGTATCATGAATATACTAGTGTTCCATTCCCATGGTTTTAAGTCATCATTATTACCAGACCATATCTTATCTATCCTACCACTTTTCATCAATTTGTCTAGTGTTTTCATATTGTGTCATTTGTGTGACAATTGTGTGTCACAAGTGTAACTATTTATACAAATAGTAATTTATAAAAAAAGGGAAGATATTTCTATCTCCCCTTTTGAGAGGTAATTGTAGACTTTCTCATTTCTACATTGAGTGTTCGGTAACTAACCCTAGTCTGATTACTCTTTAGTCGACTAGTGACTTTGAGTTTCTACTGAAATCTTCCTCGTTTAGTAAATCCTAAACCCTTATTATTTTCGTTTTCTCTTTTCTGTCTACGTATTGCTTTATCTTTCAATAGTCTACGTTTCTCTCTACGAGTCTGAAAGAACTCTCTGTCTTTCAAGTCTTGCATGATATTCGCATTCTTTACTTTCTTTTTGAAAGTACGTAATGCTCTATCTACATTACCTTCTCGTACATACACAGAAAGTCCCGTATCTTTAGGGCCTGTATATTTCTTCTTAGGTTTTCTATCGAATGATTTTGGTTTCTGTATTCTTCGATTAAATTTTCTCATTGTCGTATTATACCGATACGAACAACAAATGTCAAGTTATTTCTATATCTGCTGTTGTCTCAATAACAACCCTTGCACCACATGGTAATATAGGTTTTTCATTACCACCATATCGTATTGTACTTTCACCTAAAATTTTTACTTCATGACAATATGTATTAGTCTTCCCTTCCTTTATAGTAATAACTGGTTCATTAGTACCATGTTTTTTATTGGAACGAATTTTGTGTTGATTTACATGAATATATTTTTTTTTAGTTTTTTTCATATTTTTAATTGAACCGAAACTCCACACCCACATGAGGATACTTCGTTTGGATTTATGATTTTAAAGAACTCGTTAAGTCCTTCTTTTTGATAGTCTAAGGTAGAACCTTTGAGGAATGGTAAACTTATATCATCAACAACAATTTTAAATTTACCGTAATCTAGAACATTATCGTTTGAAGTAATAGTGTCGGTGTGTTCAATAACATACTCATACCCAGCACAACCACCACCAGTAACCCCAAGACGAATATTACTTTTCTCGGGAGTAAACTCTCCACATCGTTCAACAGCTTTTGTAATCGCTTCATTTGTTAGTTCTATCATTGATTGTGTTTACGGTGTGCAATTTTACTTTCCCAATCTTCGATTGCCTTTCTTATACCTTCTTCTGCAAGAACAGAACAATGTAATTTAATCTTGGGTAATTCTAATGCATCTGCAATATCTTTATCTTTGATTTCTTTTGCTTGTTCTATAGTCTTACCTTTTAACATTTCAACAAACATAGTAGACGATGCAATTGCAGAACCACAACCATAAGTCTTGAACTTGACATCTTCTATAACATCTCCGTTCATCTTAAGGTCTAGTTTCATAACATCACCACAAGCAGGAGCTCCTACGAGTCCAGTTGCGACATTCGGGTCTTTAGGGTCAAACCTACCCACCGCATGTTTCTTCGGGTTCTTTAATACAGACTCAAATCGGTCTATTACTTTATTACTATATGCCATACTACTATTTATAAAAATCGTGCAGTTGATTGCACAGTAGTTCAATGTCTCGGGGATTACCCGATTTCTTACACTCTATTTTTTATCTAGGTGGTTTCGGCCTTCCACCATAACAAGTATCGTTTTACTGCAAATCCCAACCCAACTACATAAGAATTTCTTTGCAATCATTGTTCGATGTTTACTCTAGTCTCACTACTATATGCCACGTCTTAATTGACTTTAACAACTAGAACATCTTTTCTGAGTCTCACAACAACCAACCAACTACGACTCTTCTCTACTTGTGAATTCTGGCGGTCTCTAGGGGAATCGAACCCCTACTACAACATCGACAGTGTCGTGTTCTACCATTAAACTAAGAGACCACATGTATTTATAAGAAAACCCACCACCTCGGAAAGTTGCGAACTTTCAATATCTACGAGTGGTGGGGTGAGTGTCTATCGACCTTTGACTTTACGCCGTTACTTTATTCTGAACTTGACCTCTCTTTCTCATTCTTAATACAAGTATTATACATGGTGGAACAAGAAATGTCAACACTTATTTTCAAAATAATATAAAAAAAGGGAGAACCGAAGTTCTCCCCTTTTTGGTCTTTGACCTAAACAGATTATGTTAAAATGTTAGTCACTTTAAATATTCTGTAGTAGAAGTTAGTTTTCACTGAAGCAAGACCGTTAGCAGGTGTTGAACCTACAAATGGGTTTGACGCCATTCCGTATCTTGTTTTAAAACCAATTCTAGGTTGGAAAGTATCTTCCCCAACTGCTTTAACCATTTGTAAAGGTACATATGGGCAGTAGAAAACACCAGCGTCATAAGGGTTAGTACCTTTATAACCTACTGTACAGTAGTCAGTGTTTGCGTAAGGGTCGATGTATACTTTAATTCTTCCGTTAAGAAGACCAGCAAAAGTATTACCAGTATCGTCAACATTTAAGTTGTTAGATATGCCTGGAGAGTAATCCAAAGTACCAGCAGCTGCAAGTGCAGTTGCAACGTCAGAAGAACAGATTAGGATATTTCCTTTTCCTCTTCTTGAGTCTTTAGCGATTTGGTTACATTCTCTGTCTATCTGTACACCTAAACCTTTGAACTTCTCAGCACTCCAACGTCCGTCTGCATCAGATGACATGTTAAACACACCATTTACAGTTACGTTAGCTTGTTGAGCACCGTCTTTCGCTTGAGAGTTAATAGTTCTAATAACTTCTCTGTTGATTTCCGCAAGGATTTCAGTAGAAAGGATATTAGCTAATTCAGTCTCAGCATCTAAACCGTGAATTGCTTTAAGGTCTTGAGCAAGTTCTAGTGAGTACTCAGCTTTAAGAGCTCTTGAAACTGCAGTCACAGTTGATTTCTCAATTGTGAAACCCATTTCATTGAAAGTACTACCAGTAGTTGCACCTAACTCTTCTGCGTCAACAGTCGGCATACCAGTAGCGGCTAAAGAAGTTAATCTGTCACCGTCTGAGTCAATACCGTTATAACCTGAAGCGTTGTCAGAGTCATGAGTACCAGAAGAGTCACCAGAAAATCTAGTTTCTGCTTCGTTAAATAATGCTTCTCTGTTAGAAGTTGAACCACCTTGATATCTTGCTTTCATCGCAAAGATTAATCCAGTTGGGCCATTCATTGGTTGCACACCACATACATCGTATGCAATCAAGTTAGGCATAGCTCTTCTAACTAAAGAAATTAACACTGGGTCGAAATTCGATACACTTGAAACATTGTTAGCAGGTGCGGCTTCGAATAACATACCTTGTGCGTTTTGTTCTGAGATTGCTTTCTCTTGGTTTTCCAAAAGGGCTGCAGTCACGGAACGCCTGTGATTGTCTTTAATTTCACCAGCAGACTCTTCGTCTAATACTGGTGACCATTTTTCAATCAGTGAAGAATAATTTGGTTGTTCCATTTTATTTTTCCTATGTTATGCATCAAAGATTAATTCTTTGGTGCGGTTTTCTTTAATGTAGAAACGTATCGTTCCATGTTAGGAGAAGTTTCCATGACTTCGTCATGTCCGTCTTCTTCAATCATAGCACTTTCGTCACTACTACCAGTTTCTTGTGAGAAGTGAGCTTCTTTAATAGTGTCAACTTTTTCTTTGAATTTTTCTTCGTTTTCAAAGTCTAAGTCATTTACTAAAGATTTTAACTTCTCGACTTGAGTGTCCGCTAGGTCTGACGCAGACTCGTTGATTATGCGGTCTTTTGTCATTTCTTCGATTTCACCCGATTGGTCGATAACTTTCTGAGTAGTTTCGTTAAGTTTAGTTTCTAACTCTTCTACTTGTTCAGCAAGTTCATCAACTAGGTCTACTTTGGACTCAGGGACTTGAATGTAAGACTCAGTAAATAAGTCTTTCAATTTGTCCATGAAACCTTCAGCGATTTCAGTCCTAAGACCGTTCTCGATTGCGATTTCATTTTCCTTAATCCAGTTTTCAACTACATAGTTAAGGTAGCTGTCTACTTTCTCAACCAATTCAGATTTAGTAGAAGATACTTCTTCTGCTAATTCTTCTTTGTATTGAGTTTCTAATCTATCAATTTCCTCTGATAGTTTAGTTTTAACTGCGGCTTCAAAGATAACTGCAGTCTTTTCTTTGAACTCTTCGGAAAGAGTTGCTTTGTTATTGACAAGAGTGTCAAGTTCTGCTTTTGCAGTATCAACTGCATCTACTGACTCTTCTGCTTCATACGACTCTTTTTTCATTTCAGGTTCATCACCATTCATGACTTTCATCGCCGCAACATATGCTTTCTCGACATCGTCTTTATTGTGTTTTTGACCATAGTCCATAGTAGCATTTACCATTGCATTAATCATACCAGCTTTAGTTTTTGGTGCAATTGATGCTTTGTTTTTTGCAGAATTATCAGGAGAGTCGGAAGCAGCTTTATCAACACTTGCAATAGCTTCAGGTTCTGACACTGGACTTTCGTCACTTGCATTACCTTTTGCTTTTGGCTCTTGTGCTTCTTCGAGAGTTTCTTCCACGATGTCGTTAATTACTTCATCAGTAGAAGACTCGTCATTTCTAGTTTCTGACATAATCGTCTCCTATTACATTCTAGATTTAATTAACGAGAGGAAATTTTTAAACTCTCTTACCGAAGTCTCATAAGCAAACTTCTTTGGAGCAGTTTTAATTTCTGTCTCTATTTTTTCAACTTCTTGCGCTGTTAAGATGCCGTTATTCCAGACCCAATCTACACCTTCCATTATACCATTAACAAATGCTGACGGTGCGGAAGGGTCTTGTACGATATCAACCGTACTAAGAATAAAGTCTTTACCGACTTCCATAGCGCCACCTTTATTCGCAAGACTACCCATACCACGAGTTGACACACCTAATTGAACTCCACCGTCAAGTAGACCTTTTACAATCTTACCATTCGGGGTATCAAGTATTCGTGCCTTTCCTACTATATCATCTCCCTTAAATTTAAGTTCGGTGATTAAGTGTGAAACCTTATCTAAGTTTACAGTCGGCCCTTCTGGGTGGTTTAACTCTCCAACTGCCCTCTTAGTTTGAATTTGTTCTTTGTCGTACTTATCAACGGCTTGTTCCATTGTAGCCTTTGGATATATACGACCATTTCTGTTCTTTCTATTTGTTTGTGCAAAGATACCTTGAATGGTGTAATCTTTTTCACCATTCTCTTTCGCTTCAACTAAACATTCTAAATTACTTTGATTATATTCTGTTATTAATTTCATGTTAGTGCTTTAATAGTTTCCTTTGCAGCTAATTCTGCGTCTTTCTGATTTCTAAACGCATCGAGTTTGTCACCGTCTACATATGCGACAAAAGGCAATCTACCAGTTTCCTTGTAGATTACCACATCGACACGGTTAATCTTCTTCTTGAAGACTACCTTTCCGTTGGAAGTTGCCTCCCTTATTTGAAGAAAACTTTTCATATCTTTTTTATATAACTATTATTTATACAAAAGAAGATTTTGATACTAGTTTTCTTCCATACTATCAGTCATTTCGTCTGAAATAAGGTCTCCAGCGTCCTCTATTTCGGTCTCAGACGCATCTATACCATTGTATACAGAGTTTGAAATCTCAACCTTCTTATTATCCAATGCATCTCTTATCTTATCTGCGATAATAGATGTGAATGAACCTTCTGCACTAACTAAATCATCTCCAGTTATTTGGTCAACTAAGTCCCTTACGGGTTCTTCATCGTTTTCCATACCTAAAGGTAGTTCGTCTTGTGGGTCATATTCAGACATCACGTCAGCTGCATCATCAACCGCAGACGGTAAATCGTCTTGGTCATGATATTCAACTTCTTGAGTTTCAGGAAATTCACCGTCAACTTCTTGTTCTAATTCAAAGTCTTCTATTTCTTCCATGTTTATTACCTACTTCTTTGCAGTTGTTTTCTTTTTAGTCGCAGTTTTCTTTGCAACTGGTTTTTTCTTAGTCGCAGTTTTCTTTGCAACTGGTTTCTTTTTAGGTGCGGGTTTTTCTTCTTCCTTTACACTAAAAAGTTCCATAAACCATTTATATATTTCTTCAAACATAATTTCTCCTATAATTAAAAGTCATCACCGTCATCTTCGGAGTCATCTCCAGATGAATTTTCTCCTTCAACTTGGTCTTTCATTTGGTTAATGTCTTCATCAGACATCATCATAACATTTTTCATTACCCACTCACGTGAGAAATATTCACCTACATAACTTGAAATCTGGTCTAAAGTATTCAGTCTATTCTGTAGTACTTCTGCATCTTTCAGTTCTGCAAAGTGATTGTCTCGTAAGAAATCAACAGTAATGTTATTCTTCCAAGACTCCCAATCTTGTTCAGTAATAATACTTTTCAAGAGTAGTTGTTTTCTTAATATGTCAACAAACATCTTAGAAAATCTTTTTCGTATTTTATCAATGAACTTCTGGAACTTAACTTCATCACGATTAATCTCAGTACTTCTACCCAGACTAAATTGTGCTTCTTGTTCCAACCTACTTAAAGGTACGTTCAATGAACGATATAATCTTTTTTGGAAATAGACGATATCATCTATTTGTCCTAAGTTTTCTCCGCCAGGAAGTGTAGTAATCTCAGTACCCCTACCACCTTCTCTTCTTGGTAACCAAAAATCTTCTAACATACTCATGTGTTTTCTGTCGTCTTTTAATTCACCAGTATTTGCATCATAGACTAACTTGTTTCGATAACGAGTCATGATGTCTTTCATATATGCTTCTGATTTACCACGAGGCATATTACCAACGTCAATATAAAATATTCTTCTCTCTGGAGCCCTTGCAAGACGGTAGATTACCAGTGAATCTTCCATCATTCGAAGCTGGTTTATGGGTTTTAATGCCTTATGTAAGTACGATAGTACTGTTTTTTTAGCAGGGTCTAACAGTCCAGACGTGACATATGATACTGAGTCTGGAGATAATTTAATCCCCTGATTACTTCCACTCTTTTCTTGGAAGATGTAAAATTCTTCTACTTTATCTACAACCTTTGCACCAGTTGCTTCATCTTTTTTGTACTTGATATTTTTAACTTTTCTAACTTTAGTTGAATCAATGTTTCTAATGTCTTGAATACCTAGTTTGGGTTGTTCTTCGTTTACGATTAGGTGATGATACACTCTACCGTCAATATAGAAAGACCTAAAAATATCAGAACCTAAATCTTGTATCTTCATCATCTGACAAACTTTTTCAAACTCTTCTATCATAGTTTTCTTGATATTGTCTGGTGCTTCTACGTTATCAAGATTTAATTCTACGGGGGATTGGTTTTCGTCATTGACAAAACCTTCGTTTACAATATCTTCGATAGCTGCATCTACTTCTGGGTGTACTGCAACTCCTCGATATTTAAGAATAAGTTGACGGTTGTCTTTTGCTTGAGTTCCGTCCATGTCAAGAAATTGACCATAGTGAGAACCACTCGCAGTGATATAACCAGCACCGTCTGGGTCAGTCGGTGCAACTATAGATTGAAGTTTCTTTTTCTTTTCTTCTTTTTGTTTTTCTTCAGCTCTTTTAATTTCAAAACCAAAAAGTTTAAAGATACTATTGTCTTGTTCTGCCATATATTATTTCCATACTATTCAATTCACCCATTATAAAGGTTTACACCTTTATTTATATATGTCCTAAAGACTATGTTGTCGAATTACTCTCCCAGTACTGAATTGCAAACTCTACAGTAAACTCTTCAATAGTATCTACAGTCTCATAGTTTAACTCGATAGCTGCAATATTAATTGGAAAACAACCTCTAAAGTTGTAAGTTTTTATTACAGACTCGTCTCTATCTAACTGTTCAACTAATAAATCTGCTTGATAATCTGTAGGATTAGTTAGTCCAGTGTTTGCTTTGTGGTTATTGATACCATTTGCCCACCTTTCCATTGAGTCTCTTACAGTGAAGTCAGTATCATTAATGATAGTTACTGTCCAAGGCTCGAATGTTCTGTCTCCCGCAACTCTTAATTGACGACCTCTAAATGGTACATCAATTGCAGTCATTACAGAGGCAGGTAGTTGAGCACCTTTACACATGAAAGATGTAAGTTCTACATCTCCAGCTGCATAGGTAGGAAAGTTAACAGTCGCCCTAAAGAGATTGGGTCTCGCACCACCACCTCTTATTTTCGATTTAAAATCATCTACTCCTAGTATTGCCATTGTCTTACTTTCTCCTTATTTATACTGTACCTACAACTTCTTCAAACTCTACCCCAGTTCTAACTGCGACAAAGTTAAGTGTCACAAAGTTAATACTTCTAGCAGGTTTAATGAAGATAGATGCAATGAATTCATTTCTATCTATAACGGCTGCAGTATTATTTGTTGAGTCACAAACAACCCTAAAGTCCGTAATTCCTCTTCGACCTTGTATCTCTCTTAAGAAAGGTTCTACAATGTTTACGAATTCTGCACGAGTAAATTCATCGTTGAATTCAAACATTACATTTCTACCCGCAATTGCAATTGCTCTTTCTATACCTAAGAATAGTCTTCTAACATTTATTCTATCGAATGCAGAAGGTCTTGACTCATTGGTCTTATCTCCAAACAACATGATACCTTGGCCTGGAATATTTGCAATCGGGTTTATACCTTTTTTGTACAATACATCTCTTTCTGATTTTGAAGGAGTTAATACGATATCGGTTATACCCAATAATCTACCCCTTCGTTGTCCAGCAGGTGAGAACCAATTAGCTGCAACTAAATCTGTTGCGGCCATCAGACCCGCAACTGAACTGTTAGCAGGTATCTTAATAAATTGGTCATTATACTTATCGTATACTTTTACAAAATTATTATCTTGTACTAAATATGAACCTTTTGTATAAGTATCATTACATGTTGTAACTGCAGTGGTTGTACCAATAGAAACAACTGCATTTCTACTTGGAGATGCAACTGCAATACAATCTTTTCTTATACTAGCAGCAGTTCCCACTAAGTCATTTACTACTACAGTTGCGTCTGCATCTGCAATTCTTTGTGGTGCAATTAAGAAGTCTACTTCGATGTTATCTTTATCTTCAAACTTATCAAAACCTCTTAAGATGTCATCGTTACCTAATGTTGCGGAAGTCACACCACCAGTGAATGACCATTCGTTTTGACCAGTTCCAAATTTTACATCAGCAGCGAAGTCTTGTGAACCATTTACTGCGTCAGTTGACCATAAAGAACCAGAAAAGTCTCTTAATGATGCAGAGTCATTTCTGTGGAAAGCACCACAATAAATATATTCTGACCTTGCTTTTAACACGTCTTTAAAATAATTAGATGTTCCGTCTGTTGCCTTAGCATTACTTGCAACAGATAAGAAAGGATATGTTTCTAAAACCGTACCCGCATTACCAGAGATTTCTCCGTCTTCATCGATTACTGCGATGTGAATTTCGTCATTCTTACCACCAAGTCCACTTACGTAAGATGAAGTGCCTGGAGCTGCATCAAATGAGTTACCGTAAGTCCATGCACTAAAGTTGGTTGAACCACCATTATCGGAGTCTGAACCACATATTGATATAAGTAGTGAGTTCCCTAATGCGCCAGGGTATCTAGCAATAAACGCACCGTCAGACGAGTCAATCGTTGCGGCTTCGTAATTATTTAGATTACCAAGTTTTTGGTTTGTTGCAGTTGCAGAACTTGCTCCTCTTGTTGCAGTTGATGTTAAGTTGTTTACTGCAAGTGCGTTTTTAGCGTCTGAGTCACATTCACGAACTACGAATAGTTGCGATGAATATTTCAGAAACATTGCGGCTTGGTGAAAATCTACGGTGTTTGTTGTTGAAGGAGCTGCAAAAGTAGAGACTAACCCTGCTTCATCTGAAATCAGTGTTGTCTCGTATACAGGCCCCCAGTTAAAGTTTCCTACAAATGCACCCGTTGAAGTTTGTACGTTAGGGACTACTCCCGTTAAGTCTACTTCCTTTACGGTTACACTAGGACTTGCTGACGGTGAAAATAATGCCATTTTAAAATCCTTTATCTAATTATAAGTTAAACATAATACGGTTATATTCAATAATACTTTTATTTATAAAAAATGAGTTTTTCAACTACCATTCATCGTCTTCTGCGTTATATGATTGTTCTATCCAATTCTGTTCTCTATTCTCTAACTCATTCATATATTGACTTCCGTCATCTATAAACCCTACTGGAACTACGTCTTGTTCTATCTCTTTCATTCTTTCGGAGAACATAATCTCTTTTAGATTAATATCAGTCATATCTCTAAAATATGTACCAGATACAAAATATCCAAACATTACTAAGTTCATCATTAGGTCATCGTGATTACCGTCAGATGCTTCATATGACTGTCCTCTCGCAACAAATGTAGATATTTCCAATATAGTTTGCTCATCAAATATCTGGAGTTTCTTATGTTCTAATATATCCTTGATTGCAGAACAACCGATACGTTTAACCTTACGAGTCATTTCGATACCAATTCGGTCAGCTTTTATTGCGGACTCCATGTGAGTATTCTCGTATTCTAGTTCTTGATATAGTCCATTACAGACGACAGACCCTTGGTCATTGGACTCAATAACGACATAACCGTCATTATAGAACTTTGCGTACTTATATATAATATTAGGAAAGAGAACTGGAGAAATAGTATTATTGCGATATACAGCGACTTGTTTAAAGGGCCTAGTGCTAATGTCGAATACCGAAAAGGTTGAATAATCCTGACCTCTTCCCTTACAAACATCTACAGTCATAATGTACTGGTGGTCTTTTATCGGTTCACGATATATAAGTAAATCTCCACCTTCACGCACTTTGCGAGGATTTTTCGCACGGAAACCCATTAGCGTTTCTCCGTCTATCAATGTGTCTCCCGTCCCGAAGAATGTATTACCAAACTCTTGGTCAAATTGTAGTGCAGATGTATTTGCAATTGTCATCTCTTTCCATTTTTCATCACGGCCTGGTACGTCATACCAGTTGACCGTAAATGGTTTGAATTCGTTTGTATTCTGACACGCACCTTCCCAGAGTTTATGAAAAGTATTACCGATACCATTTGCGGTTGATGTTACAATTACTTTGGTATCTGTACCCGCAGATATTACTGGGTAAGTAGAAGTATAGAATTCGTTTGCACGTTCTACAAATGCAAACTCGTCAAGGTATAGTAAGTTAACTGACATACCACGAATAGAACTACCAGATGTTGCACTCGCAATGATACGACTATTATTACTAAATTCTAATGACCCTTTGTTAAGTGCTTTTGTTCCTGGCTGTAAAAAGAAAGGTAAGTTCTCTAACATCAAAGTTATTCTTGCAAGCATCTCTCTCGCAACTTGTCCTTTGTTTGCAAGTATAGCGATTGTTTTTTCTGGGTGAAAACATGCATACCATAAAAGATATGCAACCGAACTAATTGATTTACCAGATTGTCGACATGCAAGTACTATAGAAAATCTATTCTTATCAAAATGTTTGAACATATCTTCCTGATAAGGATAGAGTTGAAATGGTACAAGACCGTCATCTAAAGAGATAACCTTAAGATACTTTGTGCAAAAGTATACTGGGTCATTTACACACTTGACATATTCGTTGACTTCTTTCTTGGTAAACTCATGTTGAACACCGTCTCGTTTAACATTAATATTACCGAGATAAGTATCACTCTTCTGGTTCAACATCTATAACATTCTCGTCTGGTTTTATTTGTTTTAACATGCGTTGCAATTCTGTAGTAGTTCCAACAAAAAGATTATTTGTAGTACTTTCTAATTGTTTTACTTCATCTTGAGATTTTGCTTTCTGCATTTTGATATTTACATCTAACAACTTATCATTTACATCAGATATTTGTTTTATCATATTACCAAGTACTTCAAATGCACGTGGGTGTTCAGACTCCTTTGCGACTTCTAACATCAAGTCAAGGGACTCTTTACTCTTTTCTATAAGTTCATAGTAAGTCTTACGACTGTACTCGTAATCTATATCTACATTTTTATTTTCTGTTTCTTTCATAATCGGTCTCCAACCACCCTGTTATAATGTATTTATCTTCTTTTAAATCTGGATTTGCACGATGCGTGTGTGTAAAGTATGCAGGCCATATTACTAGTTTACCAGTTTCGGGTTTTATTGATAGTTTTTGATGCAAAAAATCAGTGTATCCAGTATCAGTATCATTTAAATAAATTGACCAGACTCCAAACCTATCTCTAACCTTTTCCCATTGTGGTTTAAATACTGGTAGTTCAGAATGCCATGCAGTAAATCCACCACCTTCTACACTCTTTTGAAATTTATATCCAGTGATAGTATAGAAACCCGTACCCCCACCTTTATTAAATTCATTTATATAATGCACCATATGTTTATGAATAATAGAGTTTATCTGATTATAGAAAGGTTTAAAAGAACCAAACTGTTGACATTCAGAAATAGAACTATCTTTTCTTCCTTTAATAGAAGTCTTTGAATAATTCATTCCAGTATCTCCACATAATATCTTGTTATCAAACCAAGATATCATATCATCACAAATCTCTTTACTTAGAGCATATTTTTCTTCATATATCATACATTACTTGGATTATCTGAGTCAGCCTCATTAAATCCATAATCACTATCTGCGGTCACTCCTGCTGGTGTCGGTGTTATTTGTTGTGTTTTTATATAGTCTCCACTACTTCCCGCACTGTCAATAATATAAATGTTATTACTAACTTCACGAATAATTTTAGAAGTATTGAGAGGCCCATAGAAGTTTATCTTCATTTCAAAACTTAGGGTATATATAATAGTTCTTCTTTGTTCTATTGCACCTTCAAAATCATCTGCAAACGCAGTACCCGTTAGAGTGATTGGTACATCTTCTGTTAAGTCAGTAATATTACTAAATGGTTTTACAGTCACGGTATATTGTGGTGTAAAGAATGGGAATACTTGTTCTACTATTTGCAGTGCATCATCTTGAGATTTTGCATAAACATTTAAGTCAAAGTTTATATTATATGGTGTATTAGAAAATATCTTTTGTCTTGTTGTACTACTACCACTAACCGACTTACTTATGTTATTCATTTTATTTAACTGTCGTGTTTCATCATATGCAATACTTGTAATCTCAAAGGACATTCTTGGTAATTTAATTGCAACTCTTCTTTCTGCTTCTTCTCCATTGTTCATAGACTCAAGTCTTGCAATAAAGTTTCTCTTTGGTGCATATGATAATGGTACTTTAACTTGTGAGATAGTTTGTCCCGCAGAGTTTTTTCGCAGTACATATAAGTTATTAAATAAAGAACCAAAGACACTTACTGCACTTCGGACTCTTTTGTGATAAAAATAAGTACCAAACATTACTGCATATCTCCAAATGGATTAGACTCACTAAAGTCTAAGAAGTCTGACTCAAAGTCATCAAAGGTTTTGTTTTGATTATCAGTCAGTATATCATTTATTTGATTTATTGAAGTTGGTGTTGCAACGTGTTGACTTTGGTCTCCAATAATACTTTTAGTTGTAGTCCACTCATGGAATAATCCGTCAGTTGCACCACTATGAATTAGATGTAAAGTATTACCAGAGTCAGATGCAAATGCAACTTCACCTTTCATTTGATAAGTATCGAATACTTGTGTGACTGTTTCACCTTGAATAAATCTACCACCACCTGAGTCAAGTGATAAATTATATTTGAAAGAACCTTCGGTTTCAATATCTTGTATAGTATCAATACCCGTATCAAAATCTTCTCCACTATATTCAAACAATTCACATTGTAATCTAAATGTTGGTAATTGACTTAACTGATAGAATGGTGTTTCGGTTTCAACTCTCCTGATTTCAAAACAAGAGTTTGTTAAAGTTAAATAAATTAAATCGCCTTCTCTTGGTCTAAAGTTTTGTTTCTCTAAATTACTACCAATAAGTTGTGTCCACCTTTTTCTGGATACTACAAAGTTTGCTTGGTCTCTTAACTCGATACCAAACTTAGTGAATAAGTCTCCTTCTCCTTCAAACCCTTCTGCACCTTCAATATACATTTCAATTTTATATGCATCAGAAAATCTAGAAGGTATATCATCTAAAAATATTTTATCTAAATTCTTAATCTCTCTAGGAAGATAATAGACATCTTGTCCATACATCTGGAGTGCTTCAATAATTATATCTTCATATAATTGTTGTTCTGAACGAACTTTGTTTTTGAAATATTGATTAGTAGCCACAATCTACCCCATGAAAAAGAATGGTGGATTGTCGTACTCGTTTCTTAGTTTTTCGTGTTCTTTTTCAAGTTCTTCTTTTGCATCATCAATAATTTGTCTACCATTTAGTGTGACACCGCCAGGAAGTGTCATACCTTCAAACTTACTTAAGTTCTCACCCCATTGTTTTTTAATCAATGCAGTAGTATAGTTTTTTAAGAATAGATTGTCATATTGACTAGTGACAGACTCGTTTAACTCTACATACATTTCCACCATAATAAAGTCTCCCGCTTTTAAATCACCTTTTGAATTTAAATCTCCAAAAATAAATAATCTATCTAGATATCTATTATATTGTATTTGCGGTTGACCAGTTAATTTTAAATCAATCATTGCAAGATATTGTTGCATATGTTCATAGTATGCAAGGTCTCCTACACCAGTTGCTAAATCTGCAAGGTCATTTAATCGCATTTGATATTTGATATCAAAGAAGTTTACGTTTGAAGTAGAGTCTCCAATCATAAATACTTTTACTACATCAAGTATTCTACCAGAAAATTCTGTTTCTGCAGAACCCGTTGGATTACTCAAATCAATGTACTTATCAGATATATGTTGTGCAGTAATCTGTACTGGAAAATATACTCTACGAGAACCGTCTGCAGTATACTCTCTAAACAACTGTAATGCGTCATCTACTCTATCTTCTAGTTGTTGGTCATCTACATTGATTTCAATAACTGGGTGTCCTAATCTTCTTAAACAGTAATCTATTAGGTTTTGTCTTGAATTTAGTTTTGCCATAATACTATTTATATCCTTAGTTCAGTAGTGTTCCACTTGCGTTGTAGACGTTTATACGATAGTGTATGCCTGCTTGTCCTTCTAATGTATCTGCGTTTAGTCCACTTCCGTTTGAGTCTACTGTTTTAATAAGTGCCATTACATGGTTAGCATTTAGTGCAAACTGACCAGCCGCACTATCATAAGTCAATGCGTCTGGACTTCCAGTTGATAATTTTTCTCTTGCAATTAAACCTATATCTGCAGAGTCGACATTTAAGTTTCCAACTGTTAGTGTACCAGTGATGTTAGCACCATAACTTGTAGTTTCAAATTTTTCTGCATCGTTAAAGTAAATTTTAGTTCCAGCATTAACAGTTGATTTTATATAATTGTTTCCTATTGCACTTTGTATATTTACTGCGTTTGTTCCTCTTATGAATAATTCACCCGTTCCCGCATCAGTAATAATACTATTGTTACCGTCATGATAAAGTTGTAAATCTTCACCCGCACCAAGTGTAAGTTTACCGTTATCAGGTAACATTATACCAGCGTTAAATGAGGCCCTACCAGCCTCAGACATATCAAAGGTCAGTGCAGTAATTTCTGAACCACCGTCATTACCTTTAAGAACTAAGTCTCCGTCTGATTGATTTACTTTTATGACTGTATTAGCTGCATCTCTACTAATAGTTGTAAAAAGTAAACCGTCATCGGAAAGTTTTACATTACCACCATTTGCATCAAATGTTATATCTCCTTCTATATCTAAAGAAAAATCTCCCGCATCTGCAATAGATGAACCGTCTATAGTAAGGTCATCTACTATTAATTTGTTAGTGTTTAATTCAGTAGTTACCGCAACATTAGTAAAGGTTGCACTATCCCCGATATTAATGTTATCAATGTTAAGTGTTCCGACTGCAAGGTTAGTTATGGTTGCACTATCTAAGAAAGCACTGTCCGCATTTATAAAGTCTACAGATAACTGTCTAATGTCTGCAGAGTCTACAGTAAGGTTAGTTAATGTAGAACTATCTGCGTTTATAGTACCCGTGACCGTGACACCGTAGATACTTGTTTCTAACCTTTTAACATTATCTTCATATAATTCTACCGAACCATTGTCTCCCATGACAATATAGTTTTCATCGTGTGTTCCATTTTGAAGTGCAAAAGTATCTGCACCAATATATAATCCACCCGTACCCGTGTGTGTAAATTTAGTATTGTTTCCGTCATGTCTTATGTTTGCATCTGAACCAGCACCAAATACTATTTGACCGTCATCTACTAAGTTAACATTTCTATTGAATGTTGCATCACCAGCTTCTGACATATCTAATGTCAATGCAGTTATAGTAGAACTACCGTCATTACCTTTAAATATAATATCTTTATCATCTTGTACGGATTGAATAATAAAGTCTTTAGAACTAGTACTATTCATACTAAATCTTCCGTAAGTCGAACCACCGTCTTCTAAATCTATTTTGGTATCTGCATCAAGGAATAATGTGCCTCCTATATCTAATCTTAGGTTTCCACCACCTTGAGATATAGTGAAACCGTCTATTGTAATATCATCTACTATTAATGAATTAGTGTTTAATCCAGTAGATACTGCAATATTACCTATAGTTGCACTGTCAGCAGTAATTACTTTTGCAGTCAACACTGAGTTTGCAATACTTGTAATAGTTGCGGAGTCCCCACTAGAAACTACTAAATTAGTAACTGCAAGATTACCTACGGTTGCAGAGTCTATGTCTGCTTTAGTTATATCTGCGGAGTCTACTTCTATTGTATTTGCAACT